GCACCCGGTACCGGGTGGGGCAACGGCAAACTCCGCCATCCAAAGCGGCTTCCCTCCTCCAGCTCCTCCTGCCTCGAGTGGCCTGCCTCTCGAGGTGGGATCGACGGATATCTCGAAGACCTTGGACATGAGTGCGAGGCCCGGGGTGACACCCAGGCCATGTACCACACATGGGCGGGGGATTCCCTGGGCGCCTTCTGTCTCGCGAAGGCCAGGGTCGTCCTCCGCCCATGCCAAGGGGTCTCCGAGGATATGCGGGAATCTTATCGCGCAGCGGGCGTGCTGTACCTCAGGTCTCAGGGGAAACCCTTTGGCATGAAGGCATGCGCGCTGCGGGGAACCGGCTACAAAGTTCGGGTGGTTGGCACGCCCGACTGTCTGACCTTTGTAGAAGGTTCCTGGGTTCGCTCTTCTCTGCGCCGGTTGGCCCCTGGCCACTGGCGTATCGAAGAGGGCGAACCCCACAAGATTCCCAACGGCATGTACCACAAAGCGGGAAGGCGCTTCGCCAGCTTGGACTTGTCCAAGGCGACTGACGGGCTTTCCCACGATGCGGTGCATGCCGCCGTCGAGGCTCTCTGTGCGCGTGGTTTGATCCGGCCAACGGACCTTACCATGGCTAAGAGAAGCCTGGGGCTGGAGCGAGGAGCGTTCTGGAGCTTCCCTGACCTCGGTGACGAAGTCGGGGAAGGAACGTTCCTCAGAGGGAGTCCGATGGGCACTCCTCTCAGCTTCGTCGTCCTCTCCTGGGTAAACGCCTGGGCCACCAGTGCGTTTGAGAGGTCGCTTCACCACGGCGACGATGCGGTCGGCCGGTACAAGGTCAAGGCCGGAGTCTCTTTCGAGCTCACGGACCTCGGCCTGTATGGCACCCGTATCGCCTCCGTCGGAGCGGCTCTCAACAGGGCGAAGACATTCCTCGCGGACCACTCGTGGACCGCGTGCGAACGTCTCGCCCTGCCAGGAGATGACGACGAAGGAATGGTTGTCTTCAAACCTCCCTCCATCCCGGACCCGACCTTGCGGACTCCGGTTGTTGCGGACATGCACCTTGAGCCGGTGTACATGAACCGTATGGAGAGAGTGATGAAGACCCGCTTCCCATGGCTCTGCCGTGACCCCCGCCTCCACCTTCCAGTGTCGGTGGGGGGGCTCGGCTACACGGGACGCGGTCTTGCTTGCAGCGT